GGATCCGTTATTACCGAATGTTATTTGGTCTATTAAATTAACACTTGTATTATACATTTCAAACTCCGTTAAATCCAGTTGAGTAAAATTAACAGCACTTCCGTAATTTAAAAAGAAACCATTAGTGGTATTACAATAAATAGAATTGTCGGAGTTATAAAAACCTGCTGGTGTATAGTAAGTAGTAGAAGGGGCGGAAGTTCCAAACGATAATACTGATGGAAGAAGTGTCGCTATATCGCTGGTTGTAATATCATTAATAACTAAAGCCCCATTACCGATTGTTGTAGAGGTCACATTAGGGGCATTATCAGTTAGAGTAATTGTTTTATCTGTTGTCATTACCAAATCACCATTAATATTCACATTAGAAGTTGTTTTCGGTGCTATAATAATTTGACCTGTTCCACTTGATCCAGTAGCGTCTAATGTGAGATTAAGTTGAGAAGTTTTAAGAGTGTTTCCGTTTAAATCCAAAGGTCTAAACGAGTTGTTCTCATTATCAGAACCATTCATTCTAAAAACTAAATTATTAACGCTGTTAATTAAACTATAAAAATCTAACGCTCCATCGTGATTAGAAGGGGCTGTTGTTGTAGTAATGGTGCTTTCAATTTTACCAAAGGTTCTTTCTACCCCAGCACTATCTTTCGCATTAAAAAATACAGAACCAATTACATCATTAACCGCACCATTTCGTCCAGTTTTAGTCAGTTCAATAGAAGGGACACCATTAGTATTTCCAACAGTCGCATTAGAATTATTAAGTGTTAATTGAGGATTAGAAGTATAACCAACACCACTATTCGTAAGGTCAATGGTAGCGGTCACCCCAGTAGCAGTATTACCAGAATTAAGAACCTGTTGAAGAGTAGTATTATCAGCCGTAGCATCAGCGTAGGTCTTATTTACTAACTGATCGCCTAATGTAGGCACAACTGAAGATTGAGGTAATACGCTAAAGGTCTTGATCGCCGTGACTGTCTGAGCGGTGTTGGTAGTCATTATATTCGCAGTTGGTGGAAGAGGTGGACTTGGTGTAATCGCATTAATCTGCGCTTGTAGGCTGTTGATCTTTGAATTCAAGGCAAAATAAGAACCGCTCATTATACAATATCCATACAAAATAAAATACAAAAATAAACCTAATTCGTGAATAATCTAAAGATTATTCTCTCTATAATCTATATAATGGAAGTTCCTACATTTGACCCGTTTCAATACAAACCAAACATTTCTGCATCCAGCCGTAAATTATACACTTTTAATCTAATTAAATTAAATGGTGGAAAACCGATCAAAGACCTCAAATTTCTTTTTAAACCTGACGAGATTTTAGGAAGATTAGAGGATATTAAACCCAATACTCGTAGAACATACCTAATAGCAGTAGTGAGTGCCTTAAAAGACCGCCCAGAAGCCAAGTTCAAGAAACTCTACGCCAAGTTCTACGATCCTTTAGACAAACTAAATAAATCTCTCAAAGACAATACTGAAAAGACCCCGAAAGTAAAGGAAAATTGGATGGAACAATCCGACATTAATAGTCGTTTAGAGGAATTAAAGAAGATATATCCCGAGATTAAGGATAAAAAGAAAATCACACCAGAGGAATACCAGCAACTTCTCAAACTGGTAGTGTTGTCATTATATACGCTACAAGCGCCTCGTAGGAACAAAGATTATATTGATTGCCTGATAGTAAGGAAAGTCCCAGAGGATACTACAAAGAACTATTTAGACATTACAGACTGGAACTGGGTATTTAATAATTACAAGACCCAGAAGAAGTATAATAAGCAGATAATCCCAGTAGAGCCAGAACTCAAAGAGATACTGCAGGTATATCTAAAGTTCCACCCAGAGGCGAAAGAGATAGCCAAAAAGAAGTGTGCCGTTCCATTCTTACCGCTAAACTCATCAACAGATATGACCCGAATGTTAAATAAAATACTGGGTAAAAAAGTAGGCTGTAGTATGATAAGGGCGATTTTTTTGACTTCCAAGTTTGGCGATCAGCAGAAAGACTTACAAGAAACCGCTGATAGTATGGCGACAAGCGTAGGAACAATACAATCCAATTATATTAAAAAAGATTAATATCTAAACAAATAATATATAATGTCGGTAGCATCATCATCTTATCCACAATTTACAATTCCTACGATTGCTCTCGCTTCTCTTGTAACCAGCACAACATACACAATCTTTTCATTTACCGCACCAGAAGGAGTATATTTTGTGTCTGGAGCTATTAGGTCTACCAACTCTCTTGGTTCTTGGACTGGATGGACTATTACTTGCCCTAATTTAGCATCTGCCTTATATGATGAAGAGATATCCAACTTCAATCTTGGAGCACTTGGTCCCGATGCGATGTCAAATGCTAATATTCCAATCTCATTCATCTACAAATCTGATGGAATTAATCCTTTAGTTCTAACCTTCAGCACTCAATTCTTTTCAGGAATACAAGATTTAATACCAAAAAACATCAGATTTAACAGGTTATTTTAGTAATATTATACCAACCTTTTTAACCCCCCTTAATTAGTTCTCTCTACTTTTTATTTTAGAAACCCTAAAATAAAAATCTAAAAGAATATTATAATGTTAAATCTACAAAATATAAACGACCTATTAAATCTTTGTAATAATGAATTAGCAGTAATGAATGCTACCTTGATGAAATCAACCGATAAACAGACAAATAAGATTTATATGAAACATATACAGGCGATCCTAAAAATAATCCAATCATTACAATATTACAAGAATCTTGAAACGCCTGAAGAAGTAGCCAAAAAGAAGTTCTAACCCTTGACATATTTAGCAACGACAAAATCATTACCAACCCCGCTGCCTACCTCTGCATCGGCGGTCTTCTTTAATTTATCTACAAGTTCCTTGAATTGGTCGTTAGTGAAACCCATCTTGAAGGTCTCTATCCTAAAGATAACCCATCTACCACAAGTCTGTATCGAGTTGCCTATTTTTTGAAATCGGGTTTTATTATAACTGGTCTTAAACCCGTCTGCCTCCGCTTTATCCATTAAGCGAGTCATCTCATTAGTATCTTCTCCTAAACAAGTTCTAATCATTCTATTAATGAATTTCCATTCGTAGTCGTATTTAGCCCCGTAAGAGTTGAAATACTCAATAGTCTTACCATTCCTCATCACAGCGACCCAGTGTCCCGAGTTATACTTATCTTCTATTAAAATAATCCTAAAATCCAATTGTTTAGGAAGAAGATCCGTTATAGTAGGATAATTTTTTAAATCCGAATATTTTATAATGTCTTCCTTTTTCACGCCAGTATATTTCTCCAAATCTCCGTCGGTCATCGGTGTTTTAATCCTTGTTTTAATACTTGCGATGTCATCCATTTATATATCCAAAGAAAGTTTTTCGTTTGTTTTAGGCGAATTTAATAAAGTAATAATCTATATGGTGCATTGGAATAATTCCTACAAATTCGGCAAGGCTCAAGAAGCCCGTATCCATCCTGTTATTAAGGAATACTTTAAAAAAGACATTATACCAACAGAAGGACAATATGCTAAATATGACTTCTACGATAATGACACCAACTACGAGGTCAAGTCAAGGACAAATAATTATTCAAAGTATCCTTCCACGATGATAACCTTTAATAAGTGTTGTGATTGCGACAAAGATAAGGATTTAATCCTAATATTTAATTTCACAGATGGATTATATTTCATTAAGTTTGACGAGGAACTATTCAAATTATATAGTAGAAATATGTTTAGCAGGGCGAATATAGAGGAGGATGAAAAGGAACATATTTATATTCCTATTAGCCATTTGACCTTGATCCAAAATTGGGATATACCAACTATTCCTGCATTATCTAAATCGGGTGGATTTTAACCCCCAGTAAAAGGTTCTCTCTATTTTATATTTTTAAGACCTAAAAATATAAACCAAAAATAAAAAAATTATTTTATTTTAACTAAATAACTACGTCTAACTAAAACTAACTACTTTATCTACCGCCTACGCATCTTGGTCTTCACAATCCTTACAGACATTCCCTCCAACCTTGCTGATGATGTCTTTCACATCAAACTCTTCCTCACAGAACAAGCATTCAACTAATCCACTATCAGCATCCACATCATCCTTGTAGCAACCAGCGCAGAGGGTTCTCATCAAATCAAGGCTGGTGATTACATCATCACAGGGGGACGGCTCTTCTCCACAATTCTCACAACAATTCGCCTCTTTGAAGCAATCCTCGCACAAGAATCTTGAAGAAGACTGCCATATCTTAGCATCCAACACCACTTCACCGCATTCCTCACAATCAGTTTTAGGGTTTCCATTTTCATCTGTCCCCTTTTTCTTGTATGTAATTTCAGTCCACCCATCAATCTTCGCACCATCAAAATCAGTCTTTCCATCAAACTCAATATAACTCTCAAGCTCATACTCGTCCCGATCTGGTGCTTCATCCACATCTGTCAAAGTTGAATCCTCCAGAATCATATGTCTAACTTCAGGCTCATCATCATCAGTCTCTTCAGGCTCATCATCATCAGTCTCTTCAGGCTCATCAACCCATTCCCCGTCTTTCCATATTTGTGGATGGTCTTTATCTGATGTTTTTGCGAATAGTTCAAACGCCTCACGCAGGGTGTATCCAATACCACCAAGCGGAGAAGTTCTCTCATATTTTTCATTCCCGAGTTCGTTAGTCATTACCGCCGCGCTGTATTCCCAAAGTCTCTCAGACACCATTTCCACAAGATAATCGTTCCACCTTTCGGCGAAATCTGGATCTTGGAGATAGGTATTCTGGGTCAACTCAAAGAACAACTGCAGGTCGGTAGTGACACGGCTTACGGAGAATTTGGTTTCGTTGTAGGTAGTCATTGTTGCTTGTATAATGCTGGGTATTGGTGCACTTGGTTGGAAAGCAAAAAAGGATTTCAATTTTATACGCCCAAACGCCTTTTTACTTAATCAATTTTTTTTTACTAAATTTTTATAAATATTTTGGAATACAGATTTATAATTCCTTTTGAAATAACCCCTACTAAAAAGGTCTCTTTAAATACCGAATAAAATTATATAATAATCTATTCAAAAAGGAAAAAACAATTTTATTTTAGACTAACTACTACTAACTAATTCTAACTAAATTAACTACTACCATCCGACTACTAACTCACTATCCCCGACCTCCTTCCAAAATTTCTCTTCAAGTAATAATCTATTAATAGCACACCTACAGGGCGAAAGAAACCCTCTCATCTTCCACCACGAATTCCTATTTAGAAAATTCTTTCTGCGTATGCACGGCGTTGCGCATTCCTTCGGTAAATTCCAAACCTCCAGATGACCCTCTTCTACTCCACGAGAAATCCCAGAACAAATATACATTGGGATTATCATTAATGGCTGTTCTACGGCGAATATAGCTTCCATTAATGATTTGGTTGGTTGTGATTGTTCTGTCATTATTGGTTGCTTGTAATTTGGTAATGTAGGGTATAGGTCAAAAATTCATTTCAATTTTTTTTTATTTACTATTTAAAATGCTTTTACTAATTTTTATAATTACAGACCTATTTAACCCCTACTAAAAAGGTCTCTTTAAATACCAAATAAAATTATATAATAATCTATTCAAAAAGGAAAAAACAATTTTATTTTAGACTAACTACTACTAACTAATTCTAACTAAACAAACTACTTAACTAACCCTCAACCTCATCAATCAATTTTTTTTTAATCACCTCAAGGTGGTTCTGGATTATATTTTTACTACCACTATCTCTTGTTGTAGTGAAGGTAATACCAGCAACTTCAGCGGCTGCACTTCCTGCCTTACAGACCTTATAGTGAAGTCTTTGGCGTATATCTCTTTTATTGTCATCAAAGGTATTCCCTTTTGACACAATAAATTTACCACAAGGACAAGTTGTCACTTGACTGATAATCAGTGTTCGGTTTGGTTTAAAACTACTTCTTGGCATTGTTGTTGGTTGCTTGTAAATTGGTAATGTAGGGTATAGGGCGAAAATTCATTTCAATTTTTTTTTATTTACTATTTAAAATGCCTTTACTAAATATTTATAATTTAATTACTAAACATTTGAACCTACTACTACCATTCTACCGCCTTACCCGCCGCCATTAGTTCTTTGAGATACTGGATAGCAGGATGTTCCTTACTTGGTTTGCTGCTGATCGCCCCGTGTTTATCCTTCCTGTGTTGGTATATAAACTGCCGCTTGTATTCCTTTCCACAATCTTCGCAGGTGATATCCTCAAATTGATACGCATCACGCCTTTCTTTATCCCGCTTACTACTTATTTCTTTCGCACCTACGATACACTCATCAACAACCGCCAGTATCTTCTTGGAATATTCGCAGTCATATTTAACCAGTCTTTTCTTAAGGTTGATTAACTTGTGGTAATTTAATTGCTCCATATAGTAATATACGGGTAGGAAAATAAAAAAAATTTGAATCAATTTTATTTAAAAAAGTTGTATTTAAATACAACTTTTATTTTTACTAAAAATTTATAATTAATCTAACTACCCTAACTAAACTAACTACTAAGCCGCCCGCTTACTTAGCCGCCACAAGGTCAAGGTTCTCTACGCTTGTTCCGTCAAGGTTTTTGAAGGCAGACCACGCATTCACGCCGTGAATGGTGATATGAAGGCTCATCACAGCGCTCACCGCATTCAGCGTAAGACCCTCATCAATCTCGTCTTTGAATGAGTATCTTGCCCTGAACTTCCCAGCCCCGATGTAGGTAGCCTCCGCCCAAGCGTTTCTGGATAGGTGAGTCCATTTAAGGACTTGTCCCATCTGTAGAAACCTTTGAGCGTAGTCATCGGGGCGTTTAGGACGCATGTTCTTGCGCTTGCCTTCCTTAACAACCTTCTCAGCCTTAGCCGCTTTGGTCTTTGGTTGTTTCCTAACACCCTCAACGCGACGCTGTAAGTCTTGACTGAATGCAGTCAATCTCACTACTTCGGCTTGTAAGGTAGTGACAAGTGTCCGTAAGACAACAGGATCACTCTCAAGCGTAGGTAATAGCATCTTTGCTGGAAGGGGGTCTTCAACAACCTCAACCTCAACGACTCT